CGGAACACTCAAAGAAGGTGAAAGTGTTGGATCTGTAGGATAATCAAATCCATCTTTTACTCTGGTAAAGTTTTCAACTTTTCCTATATTTGGAGATACAATTTTTACAACTGCATTCTTTCCAAGTTCACTTCTAACTTCTCTAACTTTAGGCAGTTTCTTATATCCTCTTCCTGGGAAATTAATTTTTAATCTGGAAATGGGACCTAAAGCAGTACGAGAGTTTGTTTTATAAGAGAATAGAGTTGGAGACGCAACAAGAATATCTTTTTCAATTTCACTTAATTTTGTATCGTTGAAGAAAGTAAATGACTTTTCATCAACGATATTAGTAACTTCAAACGTTCTATTAAGTTTATGATTTATAATAGAAATTTTATTATATGATAGTACATCATCATCTGTTGATATCTGTCTCTTAGCTTGTATAGAAGTTCCTTTGGGGAATAAATTATAATAGATTGGGAAGAATTGTGCTGACAGATCGAGGATTACTTTGGCATCAGCTTGTCCTGGTATACCAGATCTCTCAACAAAGAATCCTTCTCTTTCATTAATTTTTTCAACAAAATTTACGTCATAGTAGAATTGTAAGTCCAAGTTAGACAAACTTGGATCCGATAAGTCAAATTCTATCTTAGTTGTCCTTATGCAACTTATTTGAGGGTTAATAAAGTAGAACTTGTGATCGGAACCGCCAATTGTAGTAAGATTAATAAATCTGGAATCTTGTATATCTTCTCTATACTTGTAGAATCTTATTTGATCAAACCCAGTTTTAGCAACATAATAAGTACCGAAGTTCTCAAGTCCATCTACTGGGTATTGAGAAATATATACAATTTTATCACCAGTTTCAATATTACCTGAATAAGAAGAAATATCGACAGAATCATTGTCTAGGTTGACATCACTATCAGAGAAAGTGACTTCTCTCATCAAGACTTTTCTGTTTACCGAGTCAAAGACAACCTTTACTACTTCATTATAATTTGTGTTTATAGCAAATTTTATCTTATCACCGACTTGTAAATTGTGATTAGACGTTGTAGTTACTACACCTACAGTTTTCTTTAAAGTTCCAGTAATTCTTGGGAATACAGTAGTCAATGAATGAGCAACACCAATCACTCCAGAAAAATCTTCTTGATCCCAGAATTCTAAAGAATTATTATTCGTTCCTATTCCAGTAGAACTTGTAAATCCAAGAGTGGATAATCCAACAAAATCTTGACCAAGATTAACAGCGTAAACTTTCTGTTGATCATATAATATGAAAGAAACTCCAATTCCTGGATTATTGACATATAAAGAAGTTCCAGCAAATCCGGAACTATAAATTAGTTCCTGTCCAGTAAAGTATTTGTGATTTGGTATGTAGATAGATCTTGTTGGTACAAATCTAACTTTTGTGGAGGTTGTACCAAATCCAACAACAGTATGGAATGATCCAGTAGTGCCAACACCAACAGAATCCTTTGGATTAAAGAATGTTGTATAATTTTCAAAAGTATAGTCCTTTACAGATCCTGTTGGAATCTTAAATTCTCTTGGTAATAACTTTACTTTATCTCCTGCAACGGTATGAATACCAGTATTAGAGAGTCTATTAACATTGAAACCAGATCTTTGTACGTCTACTTTCGTAATTAATAAGGTTTCACTTCCTATACCGATAAAATCGTTTGAAGAGAATCCACTGACATCTTTTAATTTAATAAATGTGGATAGACCCGTAGTAGCTACATCTGGAATATCTTCAGATAATTCAGCTTCTTTATCTTCAACTACAACTCTTTGAACACCTTCAAATTCTGCAGAGGTAATTGTTGATATACCACCAATAGTAATAGGTTGCTCATTTACTATTTGATGTGGGAAAGTAGATTTTACTATAGTGTCTGGATATCTGATGAAAAATTCTAGATCACCAATAGTGTCCTCAACTAAATTGAACTTACCTACAGTTCTACCATCAAGTTCACTAACAACAATATTTGATTGAACTCCTTCAGTGCCTGTTATATCTACATCTACTGGATCATCTACCTTATAATTATCTCCACTAGAGAATATCTCCACATCTTCAATTTTACCATCATTAATTTCTGTTACTGAGAATTCTTGTTTATATTCTTCCAGAACAGTATCAATAAGATCATAAGATGAACTTGATCTATTCAAATAGTATGGTCCAATATTTCTTGATAAGGTCGTATTAAAAACATCGAAATCTTGATTATATAATGGTAAGAAGTTTTCTTCTATAGGTTTGTTATAGAAGTATGGTCCAACAATATAAGGATATCTGGGAACAGAATCATTTCCAGAAGTAACTTCTATAGTTGAAAAATATGCATAAATCCCATTTGGATATTCTGGTGTTATGGCAAATCTACCATTGTGTACATCTAAGTCCCCAGACCCATCAAAGATATAATCATTAATAAAATATCCACCCTCAAAGTTTGGTGGTCGTTTACCACTGCTAGTATCAACCTCTAGAACATAACCAGGATTCATTCTTCTTATGAATCCACCAGTAGTAGTATTATACGCATATGGACCATAAATTGGATTGCCATCATATGCATAACCCAAAATAGGGGAATGTTGCAATGTTCCAGTTGTCTCTTTATTATCTTCCGTAAAATTATCGGATAACTGGTATCTCAATTTCTTTGGAACATAGAAAGAAATAAACTGTAGTTCCAATTCTGGGTTTTTACTTACGTGCAAAATTCCATCATCATCTGGATTAATGATATTCTTACTCTTAATAACTTGATTTACTTTCCACTCATTAACATTTGCCAAGAATTTAGCATTTTTACCTCTATTAACAAGAGTCAATTGAGTATCCGAAGACCCATATCCAATTCCACCGAACACAATATTAACCGCCGATAGTTTTCCTTCTTCAACGATTGGTTCCAACTGTGCATAATTTCCTTGACCAGATATTAATATCTCGGAATTTTCTCTAAAACCTTGTCCTCTAGCAATAATTTGAACGTCAACTATTGACCCATCAATAATAATTGGTTTTAAAAGAGCCTCAGAAGTTATACTAGAAACTCCAACGTTAGGTCTTCTATGATAATTAACGATATTAGTACATCCATATCCAGCTCCACCATCTTCCAGATAAACATCAGAAATGGATCCCAATACAATTGGTTTTAATTCAGTTTTTATAATTGTAGTAGATCCAACAGAAGACTTAGCTTCTACTTTTACTACAATTGGTGGATAACCTATAGTATGAGTTCCTATTCCCAATGAGTCGAATTTTACGAATCTATTTTTAAGATAATTATCATCAGATTGTAGAGTGCCGATGCCAACATCAAACAGTCTGAATCTATTATCGTCAAGTTTTCTAACTTTATATTGTGTAGTAGTTACTAGTCCGCTTATATTAGTATCAGAAGATCCATATAGTACTATTTCCCCATCTGAGAATCCATGTTTTCTAGCGTAAATGTAGGAATCAAATGTATTAATTCCTGTAACATTATTATTTGCAGAAAGTACAGATGGGACTTTAATTTTCCTGTTCGAATATCCACTACCTGGATCTGTTACATAGATTTTTGTAAAAGTATTTTTATTTTTTAAGGTAGTTATAAAATGGAAACCTGAGGAAACACCGACTATATCAATTTCATTTATTTTTTGAAGAGCATCTGATTGTTTATTGAATAATTTAATAGTAGTATCAGTTAATCTACCAACATAATACGTTGAACTGTTTACAATACCAGGAAGATCCGTATTCTTATTAGAATCATATACGATTTCTTCACCGTCTTCAAAAGGAATTGTAGAAAGGAAAGTAATTACATTACTAGGTGTGTCTACATTTACATCTGCTTTGAAACCTGCAGAGACTTTGGTTGTAACTAAATTGGACTCCAAAGCACATCCTACACCGTTTCCACCTTCTATGGTAATTTTTGGTTTTTCCTGATATCCATAACCTGCGTTTAGAATCTTAATTTCCTTAACTTCACCAGAGATATTAAGATGAGCTTTTGCCAATCCTCCCTGTTCGTCAATTATCTCTATTTCTGGAACATCAATAACATCATACTCTTCGCCATTATTAGTTACTTCAATGTCCGTTAGAGCACCATAGTAAATATTCTCATCGAACAAAGTTGGAGATAATATTTCAACACCATTTACCAACATCCCCAATTCTCTATTGAAAGTTGTTCTCTTATTCAAGTCATCAAATAGAGATCTCGATGAATCAAAAGGAAACTTCTTTAATAATTTTTGGTGGGTTAATTTTTTATTTTCATATCCAGACTTGTATATAATGTCAGAAGTAATTCCCTCACCAACTTTAATGTATTTTTGAGAGAAAACGTCAGATCTACTATAAGATAGTTTTAAGTTATTATTATCAACTCTTGTAGCATAATATAATCCAGTTGGAATTCCGGTAACGGAAACATCGGTTGGATTATAATATATCAACTCCCCACTTAAAAATTGGTGAGAAGGTACATTTATAACTTCAGTAACACCTGTTCCTACATTTGTAGATCCAGTTTTTTTATTATCAGTTGAGAAAATTGTATAGTTTGGAAGTCCAGAAGATGTTACGTAGAAGAAATCTCTATTGGATCCAATATAAGTATTTTGAACTCCAGCAGCAATACTACTCAAATCACCAAAGTAATTATTATAATGATTAGCTTTATAAATTTTCTTGGTTATTTTAGTTGAACCACTAACAACATAAGATCCAGTATTTGAAACCTGAATCAAAATTGTTTCAGTATATTTTTTGATTATGTCAGATGAAGAATATTCTACATCAATAACAGTTGCATCTATGGAGTCATCAAGACTATTTTTTAGAGTAATTTTTTCACCGGCATAAAAATAAACCTTATCAAATAGTGTAATTCTATATTTTGTGGTATCAACCTGTGTAATAACTTTAATATTATGATTTGTTGGAATATTATAAATCCAACTATTAAACTGATATTCATCAAATAAATCTCTACCAAACCCAGACAGAGATATAGAATCCCCAACTCTTAAGTTCGAAGTATTAGAAAAATCAATATCATCAATAACATTAATAACTCTAAAGTTTACCTTAGATGTATTACCAACGCCGATATAACTAAAAGCAAATTTTTCTTCAATTAAATCTAAACCAAAATCTAAAGGTTTAGTGATATTAGTAACACCAGTAAATTGATTTACATTTTTTCCAGTATAGTTTATGGTTATGTAATCAGAATTTCTGGGTTTAACCAAAATAGATCCTGAATTGGCAAATCCTACAGTAGAATCAACTAAAATTGTATTGTCAGTCGTACTAACATCTTCTAAAATTCTGGTTTTACCAGAGACTTCAAAATTTCCACTGAATGAAGTACTATCCAAGGAAATTTCATAAAAATTCTTATCTGAAACAGGTCGATATTCTACATTAAAAATAGAAGCACTTACTGTTCCGATACCAGATATTTCCTGGAATAAAAAATTACCTTTAACATCTATAGGATTTCCACCAGAAATTTTCTCCACCAAGATATTCTTAGTTAAGAAATAAGAATTAGAAGATGGTGTTAATGTATAATCTTGTGGTTTTATAATTTCAATATCAGATCCATATAGAATTTTAAATAAAAGTTTATAAGACTGATCAGTTCCTTTTGATGAATATAGATCTTTTATCTTATATGCTACGTTTTCTATCTTTATATTTTCATAAAAATCTCTTGCTTCAAATCCTGGCAAGAACTCATATTTGAAATTTTCAAAAAATTCTACTAAAAATGCGTTGCTTAAGTTACTAACTGTTGCGGAATTAGAGTGTTCTGCAGCATTTGTCGATGAGAATACTGCAAATTCTGGATTTGATAATGAAGATAACTCTTCAATTCCACTAAATCCTCTAACACAATTTTGAAAAGAAGTTTCAGTTTTTGATGTATATGTAATAATCTCATCGTCTATCTTCAACAGACCATATGAATCTGGCCAACCTTTAGTTGAAGTTACACTTATTGTAGTATCAAACGTTAGAATATCAGAAGTAAGTGTCGTTTCAGATATTAAATCAACTCTATTAAATTTCTTAGAATTTTTATATAAATCTATATTCGAGATGATGTCAATTGGACCACCCTGAGATTCGAGTGATTTATAATATTGGCCAAGAAATTCCACTAAGAGTGGAGACTCTACGGTTAAAAATTCGGGAATTTGCGATTCTAGGATAGAATCGATTTTGACTCTTTTAATTTCTGACATCTTATCTTGTATACTTTCCGTTTAGATAGCTTGATGTAGTTACATATTGTGTTGCAGAAGAATTTTCACCAGAACTGACAACATCTTCTACTGTATTTACCACAGAATTTTGAACGTCTAATTGCAAATACAAATCCTGAAGTCCAATAATATCATTAGACTCTGGGATTGCTTGGACTTCAATAAATCCATTATTTAAAACAGCTGATGTTATATTAACAACATCGAGTCTTATATCACCTCTAATATAGTCAATTGTTCCTGCGTTATTCTTTGTGATGATTGGAACGTTATTTTCCAACTTAAAGAAAACAATAGTGCCCACCGATTTATTTGTTGAAGAAGGTTTATCTGTCATATAAAGAACATCAGCAACACCTTCAACTAAGAATCCAGTAGACTTTACAGAATATCCAGCATCGTTAACATGTATTCTGTTTCCAAAACAAAGTTCATAAGTCGCAAATGTATTCAATTCAGGATTCAAATCCCTTCTCATCTTAACTTTTGTAATATTAGATGTAATAGACTTATTACAATCATCAATTAAACCAACCGCTTTACTATACTTAAATCTACCTCCAAAACTGTTGACATCTTTGGAATTAGCATATTCCGTTAAAGTATCAATAACTTTTGTTCTTACAACTTCTGGATTACTCGTTTGGTTTGCATTATAATAAACAGCAGATTCTAACTCAATGTAGAGATAAGAGAGGTCTATAATCTGTGGTCTAATTCCAGCTATTGAATATTTTCTAATTGTGCTTAATATTGTTTGTTTTGTAACCTCGGATAAAAATGTTCCATTTCTTGGTTTAATGGATATAAAGACTTTACCGTACTCTGGTGGATCTAACTCATCTCCCCCGTAGGCGTTGACAGATTCGACGTTGGGGTAAATGGTCGGAATGAGAGATTTGTAGTCGTTAGAGGTGACGGCACGGTACTGTGAGGCGTATACTTTAGGTGCAAAGTATTTGATTGAGTCAATAGATTCAATTTCATCTCCACTTTCAGATTTAGACTGAGTGATTAGTAGAGAAATGCCCGAAGTAACATCGAATAAATTATTATCCTTTAATCTTCCAGAGAATGTAAAATTAGTTGCTCCATTACCAGAAGTTCCATTTGTGACAATATATGTAACTTCTATCCTACTACCATTGGATGGTTTTTTACCAATAATATCATCGCCAAATCTTATTTCATATTTTGATTCTTCAACTTCTTGAATTAAGAATATTCTGGAATCTTTTCCAATATCCAATATATTATCATATGCAGAGTAAACTTCGGTTACAGAATTGGTTACCTTAACTCGGATTGAAGTTGTATCTACATTTACGTTTGGTATTACAAATCTCTGATTGGTTTGTGATTCATCTACTACAAATGTGCTTGTTAAAAATATACCTTCATAAATTGGAAGATTATCAAAAATAGCAGTTCCATCACTATTAACAGGTGTTGTAATATCTTCTGGTATAGAAAAAATATAATTACCGTCTGTAACAGCTCCAAGAGCAACTTGTCCAGCCAACAGTTTTACAGTCCTAGCGTCTGTTCCGCTCATATCAACGGTAAAACTTACATTTGCTCTGGAAGACCGTTTCGATCTTGGAAGATACCCAATATTTCTAGCAAGTGAAACTACGTTTTCTCTAAGAGTGGCACTTTCTAGAAATACTTCATTAACTGCCATATTTGTATTGTAGGCAGTTAAGTAACTATTATAAGCAAGTAAATCTATTAAAACAGAAAAGTTAGATCCCTCAAAATCAAAATCAGTAAAATTTTGATTGACACGCAGATAATCTTTGATCTGGGTTCTTAGATCATTAAAGTCTAAATTTGTAAATTGATTGAAGGACATTAGACTCTAGTTGGTTGGAGTATGAATTCTACAGTTTGAGCAGGAACAGAAATTCCTATTATGTTATATGAAATTCTTATATTCAAATCATTAGAATCTTCAGGATAAGTTACTTGAACTGTCTGCACCGAGATTCTAGGTTCATAATTTGATAATAATGTTTTGATGTCAAGTTCTAAATTAATTGCAGTTTCTTGACTTTGCAACTCAAACATGGAATCTTCCACTTCAGATCCCAACAACCTATTATAAAATCTCTCTCCACTTCTAGTTCTAACTAGATTGATGACAGATTTTTTAATGGCATCAGCGTCAGTAATCGCAAGAATATCATTAGTTACAGGATTCCTCACAAAAGAGAGACTGATATCTTTAAATTTGCGAGAAATCCTAATCATTACTCAAACTAAGGGTATTTATTATATGTATAAGACATTTTCACCACTTTTTTCCGTAAGTGGGTTCAGTACCATACTCCCAGTCATCATAATCTTGATCATTACGAATTTTTTCATGCAATTCAGTCTGTCTTTTTAGATCATTGATGTGATCATGGGCGACTTCCCTTAGCATATTGAGATATTTGTCCGATTTTGGATCAGTAATAAGGGTCATTCCAGAGTCAATAAAGTCTTGACCCTGATCTGGTATTGGATTGACTGACATTTTTAGCTCCTGATTGTGAAAATCAGAACTTTTTACGGGGTTGCTATCCCGAAATGTCATTCTTCTTTTCTTAAATCGTCAAGTTGTTCTTCCATAGACAATTCTTTCAAATGAGGCATGTAATTTAAAGCGACATTGTATAATTGCTTCTCAACATCATACAAATATTTCTCAGAAACGCCGTCACTTCCTTTTTTATGTGTATCTGGCTTGTTATTTGGGTCCATTACTCCGTTTCATCTTCTTTTTTTATATATTTAATATCTTCACCCAGTACTTCTTCTAGATATTCTTCTGTCCAGTAACTATAATAGTTAGTTTCAGACAATTTTTTCCTAAAAGAACTTAATTTTTTCTTAGATTGACACAAAATTAAGTTGTAATGGTCATTATTTGTCTTCACTTCGTTTATAAATGTGTCTCTTGTCGAGACATCATCAAAAAATTTATAATATGGGTACTTTTTATTGTAAAAATTGACCCATTTTTCAACTTGATTGGGTCTCCAAAAGTCTTCAATAATAAAAACGATGACATCATACCCAGATTTAGGTACAATGCCATCGATTGTTGTTTCTACAATTAAAGTATTTGAGTTGGAAGCGTAAGGGCAGACCGCGAATCCACCCAATTCGGGTCTTTCCTTGGAAACTTGTCGTATCCATTCATGAATATACGCTTCCTTTTCACTCATATCAACCTGCAGCTAGAGGAGAAGCGGGGTTTGCCTTCCTTGGAGCAGCAGTTTTTGCGTTAGCTGCAACATCATAACCAAAAACTTGAGCGTCTTTTGGTGCTTCTGCTGGTGCATCAGCTGCTGATGGTCCTACTTTTGGGGTTGCTTCTGACATTTTCTTAAAAATTAACTTATAATTATTTATCGCCCCTGACCACGATACGGCTTTCTTGCATTATTTCGAGAAGAAGCAGCGTATTTTGTACCATTTCCAGAACCCTGTCGAGTTTTTTTCGGAGTTCCAGAGGTATAACCACTTTTGTTGATACCAGTTTTAGATTTTACTGCCATTTTCAAGCCTCCATAGCGGGTTGTCTTAGGATTTTACCCCAATTAATCAAATTCCACAAGCGTTCGTGGGTGTAACAGATAACAAAGAACAGGACATTAGTGACAATTGTCCACTCTAGTGCATGTTTTGAACTCAAACCAAGGAAAAGACCGACACAAAACAGAACAAACATTGACCAAAGTCGCCAAGTGAGTGTTTTTGCAATAGATCTGACCTTTGTATCACTCTTATTGATCCTTTGCCAGTTTACTAGGTTCCAAACTCTCTCTTGAATCCAGAAAGATCCGAATCCAAGAGTGTAGGAAAGAATCACAAAAGTGATTCCAAACCCAGCAGTGTAATTCATAGCAAGTGCTGCAACGAAAATACCGATTGCAACACAAGTTCTGTAGGATAGTGCTTTTACAAATGTTCTTTTTTTACTATCCTTGTAGATAGATCTCGTCATTTTTTAGTATTTCATAATTAATGGTTGTTTTTTCGCGCCGAAATTGGCACTTAAAACGCGCCGAAACAGTCCTAGAAGGGATCAGAAGACCCCTATCAGATCACGCGAGTCTTCTCGTGTCCAACACGAATCTTTGGATCACACCAGATCTCAAAACCTTCCTTCTTAGCATCGAGACAGAAGGATACGTCTTCACCGCACATATCTTGAACTTCACCAGAATCAAAGACTTGCATCTGAGGAGCAAACCAAGGATAAGTGAGAGATTCGAAGACACCCTTCTTAATCAGAACCCAACCGAAACCAGTGTAGTCAACAGTGAAAGGCTTACGACGTTTCTGCATCGTCTCACCAGTTTCATGGTTCATGACACCACCGTTGTTCTTGAAGTCATCTTCTTCCAACCAGTGTGCAACAGACGTGGTGTGACCATCTTCGGTCATATACCAACCAGCTGCAATATCTTTGTCCATTGCAACTAGACGATAGAAAGCTTCGGTACTGAAGACAATATCATTATCGATCCAGAGTTGGTAATCATACTTGAGTTTACCATCCCAGGGAACTTGTTTTGGTCCACGAAGAACATTTGCACCAAGACACTTGCAACGTGCAAAGTTCACCATAGAACTATAATCTTGAGAAATCTGAATTGCAGCACCATTTTGAACAAGGTCAAAACACAACTGAACAAAGTTCTTCAAGAAGGTATAAGAACACCCACGACCAGGCATACAAAAGACGATCGACTTACCTCGTACCATCTCTTTTGCAGCTTGAAGATCAAACTCTTCAGTGTTCTTTTTAGGGGTGGGTGCGTTTGCTTTAATTGTAAATCCTTTAGACATAAAATTAGAATTGCGACATTACTATTCTACCACCACAAATCAAATCATGCAATGGTTCTGGGGTATTTAGACAGTGTTTAGATACATTCCTCTTCGACTTTTACCAATAAATCCTCTATTTCATTTCTGAGAGAATCATTGATAACCAAGATCTTATCTGTATGTAAACGATATTGAAGACAATCGATTAATAAATCTTTTTCTTGATAATCAAACTTGAGTTGCATTTATTTTAAATCCCATCATGTTCAAAAATTATATATGAGTTTTGATTATTCAGACTCTTGTGTTACCTTAGGTTTTCTTGGTTTTCGAGTTCTTTTAGGTTTAGGTTTTGAATTTAATTTTGGTAACGGTTTAGATTTTTTAGTGACTGATATATTGAAATGAGATAAAGCTCGTTTAATCTTATCAGCATTTATCCTATTTTGAGTTGTTTCATTATGCATCATATCAGCAATCAACTCAGCATTAGAATCAAATCGTTTTTGATTATCTAACCACAACTCTTGAATATTCATAGAACCATCTAATAGACGTTCATTCCTATCAATTGCTGCAGCCATTCTTTCAAAATGATCTTCAATTCCATCATAACTGTGATCGATGATATCGTCAAATAAATCGATACCACTAAAAAACTCTTTTATCTCTCGCACAATTCCAACTCCATTAATATAGATTGGAAAGTTCTTAGCAAAAAAGTTTTGACATTCCTTTTCAGAAAAGCCCGGCGTGTTTTCAAAAAACATCGTACCGTTTATAACCTCAACGCCGACTTTTTCCATAGTAGGCATTAACTTAGTATTATAATTACTACCTACCGTATCAGTGTCTTTATTAAAGTTACTTATATTCAATAACTCAAAATCTCTATCCTTAAACAGTTTATACCCTGCATTAAAACTTTCCTTTAAATGATCAGGTATTGGTGTTATCCGTTTATAATCCTTGGGACCAACTAATGCGGGTGTATCTAAATTAAAACTAATATCGCCAAGATAATTATAACTCTTAGATAACAAATAAGATACGGACATAACCTTATGCAGTTTAGTATCCGAATTTAAACATAACCATCTATTTGATATCTCTTTTTTCTTACAAGGTTTTAACTTTTCAGATAACGTTGAATTTAATATCGTATCCATATACAGGTTAGGTAGATCGAACTGTCTCCAAAAACCTATATTCCAAGAAAAAATAATGAAATTTTGTTCAGGATGATTATTGCAAAACTCTGTTAAACTTGCAACATCAAAGTTATCAAATTTATCAATGATATTATCTGCAAGGTTTAGAATAACTACCTTACTCTGAAATTCAATATTGTTTAAATCCTCAAAGGAAGAACCATCTCCATAAGGACAGAAAAGTAATTGATAACATTCCACTTCTTCATTAGTAGTGTAGTTATCAAAGAAATGTTCTAAGGTATTGTTAAATGGTATTCCGCCACTACGAAACGATGATAAAGTCTTTACTTTCATTGGTATTCGTCTTCCTTGGCGGTATTTATGGCCACGAAAAAAATTTTGATACCT